TCTGAGTTTGGTGCTAGTGCGCTTGAAATTTTACCCTTAACTCCTTGGTCTAAAAACTTCCAATAATCCTCAGCGTAAAAATCAAAAGCAATACTTCTCGCACTTTCCTTTGTTTCAAATCTTAACGAGTTGGTCAACTTGTTACTTGTATTATGTGAACCGTATTTGCCTCCTTTCTTTAAGTTAGACTTTGCTCGATCAATAACAAGTTTTCCGAACTCGTTTAACGCTGCTTGTACATTATCAATCTTCACAACAAACGCTCATTAAGTTATTAGGAATTGAAAGTGTTAAATCCACTTTCCAACCATCTAACATATTTGTAAATTCTAAAAGCAAAGGAGATAAGTCCGAGATGTTTTCAATCTCGATATCGTACTCGTTTCGCTCTAACTGCATTTTCGTTATAGCGTAATTTAAAATAGCGTGGCACGTGTTTAAATTATCGATTTCGTTATCGTTACCCAGAAACTTATTATTTGATTTTACTTTGCTTACATTGCGAATATCTAGCACCGCTATTTCAAACGTGAAAGTATTGCTTTGTCCTGGTGCGGATGCGTTTAAAATATTTATGTGAGCCAGCGGAAATATATTCTTTTTGACGTTGTCAATAATGTCGGTTCCCTGCGTGATAGTGTTCACAAATGGAGCGCCTTTTATGCTATCTCGGATGAAGTTTAAACAGGTATAGTATTGGTTCATTGCTTTTGTGTTTGTTTTATTCGACGTGCCTCTTCTTTGCTTTCATCAATCAAGTAAGATAATAACGTGAGTGATTCAAAAAGAGGCTCTTTTCCAACGTCTGAAATTCTAATTTTAAGTTCTCGGCTAATTGTGATAAATGATTGATACCATCCCCATCGTTCGGTAAAACTTCCTCCAAATTCAACTTCTCCCTCTGTGCCATCTTGGGAATAGAGGAGAGGGTGGTCTGTAATAATTCGTTGAATAAACTCCAAAAAAAAACCATTGCGCCTCTTACTATGTGCATCGGAGTATCTTTGAAATTTAAAGCCAAAGATTCATCGCCAGTAAATTCTTCAATCTCGTAAAATTCCCCCGCTTTTCTTTTAATCGGTCTGTACATTACTGAAAGCATCAACTCGGTTAGTTCATCTTTACCCATACACGTGTCAATCGTTGCGTGTTCCCCTAGTGATATTCGTTCCATATTAGGAATAAATCCGTAGTTAACGCCATTCATTTTAAAAGTTCGTGTAAGCGGTGGCGATTGGTCAAGTGTTTGCGCTATTGTTTTGACTATATCTGCAAACTCAATCGCAGGAAGTTTCATCACATCGGCAACTTCTATGTTGCAAAAGATAGCAACCATCTGAATGCAAATGTACGTTTCATCATCTGCGTTATCGGCTACGACTTTTTGATAACGCTTGTATTGCGATAGCGTTATCTCTTTTAAATCTGTTGGAATTACTACTCTCATACTTATAAGACTAAAAAATATTGTTTTGTTTATGTAATTATTACTTTTCGGGTTGGCTTAATTGCAAGTTGCATCATTGCGAAGTATCGAAGCGCATCGATAGCGTGATTCATCGAATCAATCGGCTTGTTAAGTTTTTTGCCAGTCTTATCTACATCCCAACTATACGACCTCAATTCTTTGATTAGGTTCACGCTTGACTTTGTGATTAACATTTGCTTTTGTTGCAGCACTGAAATTCCAAAATTGATCGAGTCGGCACCCTTTACAACTGGTTTGATATTATATCCTGCTCGCCTTATTTCCTCAATACTTTTCGGCTCGGCACTATCTGCCCAAATCGGTAGGCGTTTATCGTGGCTCATTAAGTTGATGATATCGGAGTTGAGTAGTGAGGTCGAATATATTACCTCGTTACAGATTATTTTACCATCGTACTCGTGAACTTCAATAAGTGCGCTCGGATCGTTGCTATATCCAAAATCAAGTCCGTAACCGATTAACTTTGCCTCTGTGGGTATTGTATCAATCAATTCGTAATTTTCGAATATAACGCCCTCAAGCGTTCCGAGTTGACCGAGTCCGTAAACCTTGTACCAATTATCCCAATAAGATGAAGTTAACGCCTTTTCTTTTGCTTTGTTTATAAAGTTCAAAGCGGACTCGGGGCAGGCTTCATTATCTAAATAGTTAACGATTATAAAATCCACATCACTATCATTTTGGAGTTCAGTATGGAACCAAAATTCATTCGTTGGATTCCAGTCTAAATAAACTCCTAATTTTGTTCGTGAGGCGAGTTCGGTATAAGCGTGAAATACCATATTGTTTGCCTCATTCATATACAAATAATCACGCCTTGCTCCCCTCAACTTTGCATCGTTATCCGCAGAAAAAAACTCTATTTGTGATCCGTTGGCAAACGTGTATTTGAAATCGGTTGCGTTCCATCTATTGTCAAACCATCGCCCCGTTTCTTTCATTATCTTTTTAAAATCTTTCATTGCACCACGTTTGAGATGCGGGATTGATTCGGCAACTACACTAATCTCGGTTAACTCTGTTTTGGTTGCGATATTAATTAAAATAGGAAGCACTCCAAAGGTTTTCCCCGCTGAAGTGCCTCCTTGTATTCCTTTGACAAATTTTGTCAAATTAAGTATTTTATTTATTACTGTTGTCCTAATAAACATCAATCCGGAAATAGTGGTTGCTCTGCAATTATAGTATTTTGAACCTGCTCGGTTAATCCGTTTAATCGTTGTGTTATGCTCGGATTGTAAACGCCAGCCATGCCTCCCTCGATTTGATCTTTACGTGTGTGTTTTTTGATATATGAACAGATGGGTGCATAATCGGAGTAACGATTATCTTTATTCTTTAAATAGTCCCCCAAATCCTCGATAATATCATTATCCGCTAGCCAACATTCAAAACCCTCAATAGTAAGAGGTCGTTCCTTTTCTTTGTACACTTCCAAAGCATCTTTTCCTACCCAATCTTTTACTATAAAAGGATTGTTTTTAGTTTCCCTTTGATAAGAAAGGAAATATTCTTTTAGCTTTTCGGGTGTTTCTATGTATTTAGTTCTCCCCATCGTTAAATAATTTATTCAAATCTTTAACCATTATAGCCATTATCTTTTCGCTTTTGGTGTTGGTGTTATCCAAGCCGAAGTATTTTAAGTATAAAGCTGGGATGTTAGGATTATCACTATTAAACGCCTCGCAGTCCTTACAATCGATTTTACAAATTGGCTTTTTATGTGTCCATTTATCCATTGTGAATTGTCTGTCCTCACATTTGGCGCATTGCTTAATTCCGACTGCCTCTGTGATCTCTTTTACTATTGTTCCGAGTTTTGGTTTTTTACTTGCCATATTAATTTTTCTTTTACCATTTTATTAATTCTGTGAACTGTTTGAATGTGTATTCCCGTTTGCCTTGAGAATGGTCGTTGCCCCTCCAGTGTTGAACAAACAAACATCGTTTTTTCGTACCAAGTTAACCGCTTTGTGAGTTCGTCAAACTCCGGGAGCGTAACGTATTCATCATCGATAATTTCAAACCTTGTAAAGTCATCGATTAGTATTTCTTTTGTTTTTAAACTATCGTAGAATAAATTTCTTAAGATTGTGTAAATGTACGAATTATTTATATTCTTGAACGTGTGCGCTTTTAAGTACATCTCCTGCACAATATCGTCAGCAAGGTCTTTGTCTTTTGTAATTTTAAAAGCCATCAATCGCCAGTCGCTGTCTCGTTGTGCAAGTTGTTCAATCACATTAATTGCATATTTTCTGCCCTACGTTATAAATACCGTTTAAATTAAAATTCTTTTGTACTCCAGTGCAATCGTTTTCCATAACTCCTGCGGTAAAACTTTGCCCTGTTGGAAGCCTAAATTTATTTGCTTCCAAAATGGTTGAGCAATTACAGTTTAATTCCTCCTGCGGAGTTGTGCTTGCTTCATCTGTTGAGCAGCTAGTTAAGGCTATTGCTAATAACAATAAAATTTGTTTCATCATTCAAATGTATTAATTATTTTCTAATGTTTTGCTTTTTATTCTAACTCGAACCCAGTCGGTAACATTTGACTTTGGATCGAGGTCAATTATATCATCATAAATGGTGCCATCTAAATCATCTTTTCGGCAAATTTGCCTAGCGTGCCGAGCATCGATATTATGCTCCATTCTAAAATTATCGTAAACCCCTTTATCTGTGGTTAAAATTGCAATCATTGTTCAATTTGTTTAAGTTCGTTTTCTCTAACTATTTTTATTTCTCGTTGGATATAATCGAGTGCCTTTTCTAGGTCGATTAAATGCGTTCCTTTTTTTCTGGCACGTGTTATGTACTTAATAACGTTTCCCTCGTTAAAATTAAGTTTATTGTCGCTCACGAAGTCGATAACATCGTATTGCTGCGGGTAATGTAATGGAATCATTTTTCTCCTTTTTTAATTAAATAATAAAACAACCAAATCAATTTTGGTCTTATAAATTCATAACCTGCAAAGATTAAAATATACTTCATATTTTATATAATTTTGAG